GTAATTTAATTTTCACTTCTTTTCTAATACTTTTAAATTTTTTTAAAGATTTAAAGCCTGTTGAATTTCTTGATATATTCATTACCTTTCCTATGCATTTGAAAAAGCCTGTCGTTTCATCTTTTTTATAACAAATAATCAACCATCCTGCAGATGTATGTTCGACAGTAAACTTATAGTCAGGATCCTGAATAGCCTGAATCTCTTGCTTAATTAACATATGATCACCTTCCTTTTAAATCTTTCCTATAGAACATGAAACCCAGCAATTTTGATGACCGCAAGGGAATCTTCTTTTTGACCCTATATTTTCCCTACAGGATTCGCAGTTAAATTCATTAACCGGATTGCTCATCCAGTTAATATAATGTACTAGATCCATAACACTCAGTAAGTCGTATGACAATTGACCTCTGAAAGACCCCTTATGAACTTTTATCTTTTTTGCAGTAGGGACATAATCCCTTACCTTTCTACTGTAAACTCTCACAACTACCTCCTTGTTTTATATATTCTGCCATTTAATCCAAGCTATTTTTACATATTCAACACCTATCAAAATGGCATATCCTACAGCCATTATAAAATCATCAATTTCTTTTATTAGCATTCCCCCATAACCTCCTTATATCTATCTTCACCAACAGCCTTTTTAAGCTTTTCAGGATAAATAACATAGCTATATGTCCTACTCCTGTCATTTTTCTTGAAGGCTGTCCCAAATTCAAATGCCCCTCGTTGAAGTCCAACCCTAACAAATTGGTCTGTAACTCCAAGCATTTTAGCAGCTTCTGATACTTTAATCTTTGTCATTATTTTCCCCTCCGATACAATAATTCAAATGAATTTTTTATTAAATTGCTGATTAGCTTTTCTGCATCTTCCCACGATTTTAATTCATGGTCTGAAATTATGCCATCTGATGCTATGCTAATAAGTTCATCCTTCTTCTTATCTATGTTTTGTAAACTACTTAAGAACCCTAGCGTTGAGCAGCACAAGTCCTTATCTTTTAATGATGGAAGGACCATTGCACCTACCTGGCTATTTTCCAAATGCTCATATGCAAGCTTCATATCCCCATATAATAAGCACATCCTTCTTGCTATATCATTTGGTGGTATATATGTACTATTTTCATATCTCTTGATGGTATCGATACTAATGTTTAGGTGTTCCGCAGCCTTTTCTTGAGTTAGGCCTGCTAGCTTCCTGTATTTTTTATAAATATTTTCCATTTTTTACTCCTTATTTTTACTGACATAACAATATATAGTTAAGACTTATAATGCTTTACTTACTCTTGTTAGGGAATACCATTATCCCAATAAAGTAGTACGCATCTGTTGGGAAATCTGTAGATAGTGGTGACCCAATGTAAAATGGTTCTTCAAACGGCAGTCCATTTTCTACCTGATCCTTACTCCACCAGATGCAAGGTCCATCATCTTCGTTCCAGTCTTCAGCCTTCTTTAAAGTAAGTAGATCTTCTAAATCGCATAATCTTTCAGTAGATAGTAAGTGTGCATAAAATGTGTTGTAATCTCTGTACATCCCTACCAAGTCCACTGAATTTAAGGGCAACAGAGTTGTAATTTGTTTATGTCTCTCTGTCATTCTTTTATTCGCCCAATCTCCACAATGTAAAGTTCTCAAAAGAATACCTCCTATTTTTCTATTAGTGCATTTTCTGCACTTCATTTTTATCTTTAAACAATATATAATTGTTGTAAACAATTTAAAATTGTCTTATTGAGTATAAAAAAGTTGCCTAATATCTTTCTCTAAAATATCTGCAATCTTGAATGCAACGCTTAAAGATGGTTGATTGTTCCCATTTTCTATCAAACTATATGCTTGCTGTGATATCCCTATTTTAGAAGATATCTCCCTTTGGGTTATTTTTTTCTCTTCTCTCGCTTTTTTTAAATTACTCATAAATTCCACCTCCTTTTTGACAATTTAAACTTGTTTATAACTCTATTATAACAATTTTAACTTGTTTGTCAATACATTTTTACAATTTATATTTGTTTTTTATTTACTTATACAATTCATAGTTGTATAATATCTACTGAGGGGGTGATGCTATGGACAGATTGTTATTTCAAAAAAGACTTAAGGAATTAAGAAACGAAATAGGATGCACTCAAGAAGATATGGCGAATAAATTAAATATATCTAAAAGTGCCTATGGATATTATGAGCAAGGGAAAACTACACCAGATTCTAATTCAGTCTCTATGCTTGCTGACTTCTTTGACGTGTCTACAGACTATCTTTTAGGTCGAACAAATGTAAGAAATCACCCAGAAACTTTTGCAGCACATACTGATGAAGATATGAGTGATGAAGCAAAGGCAGAGTTGGAAAACTTTAAAGAATTTTTAAAAATGAAATATGGTAAGTAAATGGAGGGGTATTATGAGTTTGGTTAACTTTGAATCTAATACTAAATCAATGGAATTAAGAAAAGAAGATTTTTTCATTTTAGATGAAAATGGATATAGGGTTAGACCCATGAAGGGAAATAGCCTTTTTATGTTCCCTGATGACTATATTATATTGGATTTAGAAACTACTGGATTAGATCCATTGGTTGATGATATTTTGGAAATTGGTGCAATTAAAGTTGTTGATAATGTAATAATAGAAGAATTCCAAAGATTTTGTAGACCAGATGATATATCTATGCTGTCTGGTTTTATACAAAAACTTACTGGTATCACCCCAGAAATGTTGGATAATGCTGAACATCCTATAAATGTGATTAAAGATTTTATGCAATTTGCAGGAGATTCTATTATACTTGGCTATAATGTGCATTTTGACATAAATTTTTTATATGACGAAGCTCTTACTAGAAATATTTCCCCTATAAAAAATGATTTAATAGATGTTATGAGATTTAGTAAAAGATTTTTATCGGATCTTCCTGATTACAAGCTTAAAACAGTAGCGCAAGAATTGGATATAGATTCTACTGGTTCTCACAGAGCTATTGCTGATTGTAAGATTACTCATAATGTTTATCAACATATTAAAAATGTAATTGGAAATGATGGAAATGCTGCAGACGAATTTTACAAGAAGGCGATAAATAAAAGGAAACCCCTAGACTGTAAAGATATTACTACGGATAAAACAGAATTTGATATTACTCATCCACTATATGGACAAGTTTGTGTGTTTACTGGCACCTTAGAGAAAATGAATAGAAAGCAAGCTATGCAGCTCGTTGTAGATTTTGGGGGAGAAAATGGAAAGAGTGTTACAAAGAAAACTAATTTTTTAGTTCTTGGAAACAATGATTATTGCCCTTTAATTAAAGATCCTGATGGTAAAAGCACAAAACAGCTTAAAGCAGAGAAATTAAAAGAAAGTGGTCAAAATATAGAAATAATATCAGAAAACGTATTTTATGACATGTTGGAAATGTAAATTTAAGTAGTTTATAGGCAGGATATGCCAGTATTCTGCCTATTTTTACACCTAATCAACGAACATATGTTTTCATAAGGGAGATATTGATGATAGAAAAAATTTGTAAGTATATAGAAGAACAAGAGATTTTAATTGATGATTGCCCAGAACTTAGTAAATTTAGAAAGGCAGCTCTTTACTGTAATATCAATAACAAGAATTTAATACTCCTTAGTCCTGAATTTCATAATAGAAACTTGAAAGAACAGGCTGAAATACTGGCTGAAGAATGTGGGCATTTCGCCACTAGTGTTGGAGATACATTTGTCTGCCCAAATACTTATGCTTCAAAACTAGCAATATCAAAAAGCGAACAAAAGGCCACTCTATGGGGGGCTAAATATTTTATTGATGAACAGGATTTAAAGAAATACATCCTAATATCTACCAGTGTAGAAGAACTTACAGACTACCTGGGTGCTACAGACAGGATGCTATATGACTATTTATATTCACTTAAGCATGTGGACCAATATTGGCAGCTTAATGAAAGATTCCTTTTAGACCTATATAAATTACCTAATTTAGTGATTATAGATAAAGAAGATTTAGAGAATGGAGTTGATGTATATGAGGAACCCTAATGGCTATGGTAGTGTGTATAAGTTATCAGGAAACAGAAGAAATCCCTGGGCAGTTCGTATCACTACTGGATGGGATTTTGATGCAGAAAAAGGCAAGTCTAACCCTATTTACAAATTTATAGGATACTACAGAACACAAAAGGAAGCTATTATGGCACTGGCCCACTACAATGAATCGCCTTATGATATATCGGCAAAGACCCTTACTTTTGAAGAGATATATAACAAATGGTCTAATATACATTTTGAAAAAATATCAAACTCAAATATAACGGGATATAAGGCTGCATATAAAAGTTGTGAGCCTATAAAAGATATGATTTTTTCTGAAATTCGCCTTGATCAGTTGCAAAACCTTATAGATAAATCGGGGAAGAATACCCCAACTCTTAAAAAGATAAAAATCATGCTAGGGCTTATGTATGACTATGCAGTAATTCATGATATAGTTCCCGTTGAGAAAAGGGAAAAAGTGAGGTATTTAGATATATCTAAGCCTGGAAATCCTAATTCTTATACCAGGACTAAGTTTTCTAATGCTCAGATAAAAAAGGTATGGGCTGTTAAAGATGATGATATCTATTATAGCGTAGTTTTGATGATGCTATATTCAGGGGTAAGGATCGGGGAATTGCTTGAGGTTAAAAAATCAGATGTTCACCTTGATGAGAAGTGGTTTTTCATATCTAAGTCAAAAACTATGGCAGGAATTAGAGAAGTTCCTATTGCTGATAAAGTGCTGCCTTTTTTTGAAAGCTGGATGGCTCGGGACGGGGAGTATTTGATTTCTACTCCTGAAGGTGAAAATATGACTTATGATAGATTTTATAGAACACACTGGAAAGCTTTGATGTCGCATTTGGATATAAAGCATACCCCGCACTGTACTAGATATACTACTATATCAAGTCTTACGCAGGCTGGTGTAGATGATAGAATTATTAAGCAGATCGTGGGACATAGTGGGAAGGATGTTACTGAGATTGTTTATACTAAAATTGATATGGATGTTAAGCTTGAAGCTATAAACAGAATTTAGGTGATTTTATGGATAGAAATCAGTATATAAATAGCTATATTAAAGATAAGTATGATAGACTAGGGTTGCTTTTACCTAAAGGCCTAAAAAACGATTTAATGGCCCTCTGTGGCGATTTAAATATATCAGCTAACGAATATATCAAATCGCTTATAGTAAACGACCTACAAGGTGGAAAGTCCGTCCTATTCTCTAATAATGGCCATGGAACACTTGACAAAGAGCTTTTGGATAAGTGGCAAATTCCTAATAAGTATAGGCCTATGATAGAAGTTGCAAGCTACTCAAAGGATGATGGCTATTTTGTCAGGCTAAAGGATGGATATATAAATGACGCTACTGGGACCAGAATTATACATGTGAATAAATTAAGTGAAATGAGATTAACTATAAATAAGAGTCATAAGGTAAATTTATAAAGTTTCATTTTCAGAGACCTGTTATACGTATAACAGGTTTTTTGCTATAAATTTTTGTTACTAATGCGTTTCTAGCGTGTTACTATTTCATATAAAATATGGCAATCTTATATAAACTTATACAAACTTTTAAAATCCGTACAATTATTGAAAAACCTCGGCATACATTGGTATACCGAGGTTTGAAGTGTTTTTAAAATATTGCCAATCGCTACCTCTTTG